TGATCGATCACGGTGATTGAGTCTGATGGCACGCCTGTCAGGGTCAGGTCAAACGCCAGTAGCAACTCAACGTCATTGGATTTATAAGCGATTGACTCGGTTGGGGAAGAATACACGGCGAACAACACATGCTGTATTTGTCCATCGACTTCTTCTTCGGTGTAAAAACCAATTTCATTGACGAAAAAGCCTTCTCCCGCTATCGGCTCAGCATCACGCACCGTCAGGTGTAGCTGTTTGCCATCGGCGAGTGTTTTGGCACTGGCCAGTTCCAGTTTGTACTTCTCATCCTGCAGGCGAGTGATCCCCTCATGGGGCTGATAACTGCCGCTGCCCAGGCCCACTTTACTGATTTTGGCTTTGAAGCCGCCCTGTTGCGCTCTGAACAGCGCCGACAAGCCCGCAGAAGTGATCACGGGCTGTAGTAAAATACTCATAGTTAGAAACTCCTTTATGCAAGTGCGCCAAGTGTGCCGTAGCAACGCACGGCACTCACCCGACGGCGACTGATATGCATCACCGGCGCGGCGCAACTGACACTGTTAATAAATTCATCGGGAATACGCTGGTTCGACAGACCTCTGAAACGAACAACCTGCACAGGTCGATGTGTCATGCAAAACGCCTGACGTAAGCCGCACTGCGAGATCCGGTGACGCAGTTTATCTACTCCAGCACGGTGTCTGAGCACCTGATAACGCTTATCGGATAGAGAGGCAGCCACAGACAAACTCACCTGGCTGTCACGCTGCTTGGCTTTGTCGCCAATACAGGGCTCAACCGCACCATATAAGCGCTTGTGTGTGATCGGATGGACGATCGCCCCCACCGCCGCAGCGCTCGCCATTTTCATCCCCACCAGGAAATCAAAGTGCGCCTTTTGTGGCTTAGTCTGGTTTGTCACCCGGTGGATAGCATCGTAAAGGTTTTGATCCAGCTTGACGGCCCGACTGGTGTAGGGCAGCGCATTAGCCCAAGCAATAAAAACGAAGGTATGTGGTTCTTTGCTTAAGTAAGGTGCCAGATAAACATCATCGGTATCTTCAAACCACTCAAAAAACTCCAGTTCCAGACCCAGTGAAGACAATGCGCGTTTCACTGAGCCGACGGTTCCCTTGTGTTTGTGGATCGGAACTGAGCGAGCGATCAACGCCCGTTTGGCCTCGCTTGGCCAGTTTTCATCCCATTCATCCACCGACAGGGCCCAGGCCAGCCAGGGCAGCAGAGACTCCGGACACGTTTGCGGATCCCAGAGTTTGGCCACGTGCTCAGGTGCGACGCCCCGCTCAGCATAGTGTGTTACCGCACTCAGGCTGCGTTCTAACTCCGAGGCCCCCGGCGGCAGTAAATCAGTACTGACTGTCACGAAGACCTCCTAGAAAAAAGTCAATTGCAACGACAAACTCACGGCCTGCGTTTCTTCGGGCGTAATGTCATCCGAAGGTGACAATAATTTGATTTTGCGCACCCCGCCCTGATGTAACAGATCGATAATTGCGGAGTGCGGGATCTCTTTACCCAACCGGGTATGCGCCTGGTTAAAAGCATCCAGCGCAGTATCTATTGCCAGTCTGACCTGCAACTCATTCACACCCGGGTTAAGGTAAACGTGGGCTTCAACGGGCACACTGGTTGGCCTTGTGGCCGATACCTGAACCTGATCCGTCAATGGCCGAACATCCTCATGATTCAGATGGTCTGCCACTGCACTTTGTACCGCTACCAGATCAGCACCTAAGTCGGTAAGTACTGTTACTTCAACCACGCCGGGTGTGCTTGATGCAACATGAACATCTCGTACCCGAGCGTCCGCGAGCAGAGACTGAAACTGATAAGCGCCTGTGGTACCTGCCATACTGTGGCTTTCTAAAGAAAGCGGAATACGTGCCCGATAACGCTCATCATCTTCTGCGTCAGCCCGTGTAACACCAAACAATCCACCGAGATGATCAAGATTACTGCCTGAGGCGAAGGCCAGCATCACCGCTTGTGCAGCGTCGTTCACCCTTTGTCTCAGGAGCAATTCTCGATAGGCAGCAACCTCCAGCACTTTGATGGCAGGATCAGACGCCAAAAAGCTATGTCCAGGTAAACGTTCCGACATCGCCTCGACTAGCTCAGCGCGGATCTCTTCGTAGTTCAGTGTTTCTATCACCGCTGGTGGTGCAAGACGTGACAGATCTATCGCGGTATTCATAGGTCAATTCCTCAGGCAAAAACTGTCCGGCCCGAACAGCGCAGTTCAGGAAGATTCAGTTTCAGTAAGTGTTTAGAGATGCGGTGACGGCACTTCACGATACGCGTGTCTGTATCGACCGTCCTGTTGGCTAACCGCTGTTGCGCTTAGCACTCAACAATGCGTCGAGCTTTTTATCTATTGAGTCAAGGCGCTTTTCAATGCGCTTCTGGTCCTCTTTGCGGATCTGCTTAAGATGTGCAAGCTCCTGCGAATTCGTGGTGATCCGCTTGTCCAGATCATTGAGATATAAAATGCCTGACACCAACAGTGCAATGGTGGTCAGGATATGAGCCAGATTCAGCTCCTTTTTCATTTGCCATTGGTCGGCTTGCATGGTTTGGCCACCTCCTCATTCATAGTTTCCCCCAATTTAAGATTGCCACTGTCCACTGAGCATTTGTTGCGCCAGCTCCTCTGCGCGCTCAGGAACTTGTTTGGCCCAGCGACTATCCAGCATTTCCAATGCTGCGCGCTCAAAATCGCCATGCTGCACTGCATCAAGCATGTTACTGAAACCCAGTAACCCTCGCACACCAAGGTTGAAGGCCATATTTGTCAGCACCGCCTGACGGGCTTCATTGCAGTGAGAGATATCAACACGACGCCGTACACCAGCCTGAGCATTGGCTACATCCTGTGCCAACAACTGCTCAGCTTCTTCTTCAGCTATGCCATTTTGTTCCAAATTTCTGCCATATCCTATGGTGAGTTTGCCAGCCGTGCAGTAATAAGGAAAACGCCGGAATCCCTCATGTTTTTTTATCTGCTCAACCGTATTCATAATTGTCATTGTGCTTCTCCTTATGGCTGACACAGGTTCTGAAGCAGACTGCGCTCAGCTTTAACCAGCCAAAACTCTAACGAGCGTTTTGAGTCGAAACCCAGTGTTTTTGCGACTTGTGCTATGTCTCCCTCAACCAGATATTTGCCGCGCAGTGCACGGATACATTCAGGCCTTAACTGTGCAATCTGTTGTGTCAGTGCCTCTATTTCTTCAGGCACACTCATCATATCACTGCTCACATAGCGGGCACTGGAGTCACCTATTCGCTCGGTCACCGCCTGGCGGCTGAACCCTTTGCCCAACTCTTTTGCACGCCAAAAACGACCCCAGCGTTTTAAAGCGGTGCGTAGCTGCTTAATGGTTGGTTGTGTCATCATCATTGATCTTTCCTATTACTTCTAAAATATCGAGTGAATAAACATCCTCGACCAGACCGACAACGTCGTTCCATCTAGGGCTGTATTCTTTATTTTCCCAGCGTCTCAGCGTGCGCTCTTCAACGCCATAATGTGCTGCTGACTCAGCCTGCGTATAACCTCTTAAGAGACGGGCAAACCTCAGGATATCAGCCCCATAGGGGTTCGTTTTGCTGCGTTAACCGCGGCTTTGCATACATATATTGCTTCATCGTTTTCCTTATACTGTGAAGTCATTCGTCAAACAAAACAGCGTCCCTAAAATGGCTAACATTATGCAGCACTCGTATGTGCCGGGCCGCCATGGTAAGCGGTTACAGACAACGGTGGTCACTGTTTATTTCTCTGGTCATTGAATTAAACTGGTGCGTACGTGACCCAGGTTTACTGGCCACTGGCCCCATGTAACATCCGCTGTTCTGAATGTGCTGGCGCAGGGAATGAAGGAAAAGTGCGCTGATGCTAAAACTGCATCACATGTTTACAACTCCATGTCGTAGCTTTATCAAGCTTAGGGCTATAATACCTTTTTCATTGGCCTGAAACAGGTCAAAAATGCCCTAACAATTATAAAGTTAAAATTCTTACCTAAGTCTTACAGAAGCTAACTTGCGATTCATGACAAAAGTAAACCCGATTAACAATTGTAAAATATGAAAGGTTCTCCTACACAAAATTGCCCGTGTGTCAGACAAACATTGCCCCCGTGCACGGCATTCACTAAAATAACCACATCTAAATAAAGAGAAGCAAAATTCATGGCTCAATATATCTATACAATGTCGCGGGTGAGCAAAGTCGTACCACCCAAACGCACAATCTTAAAAGATATTTCTCTGTGCTTTTTTCCGGGTGCCAAAATTGGTGTGCTTGGTCTAAATGGTGCAGGTAAATCAACCCTGCTACGTATCATGGCCGGGGTAGATACCGAGTTTGAAGGGGAAGCACGTCCGCAGCCAGGCACAAAAATTGGTTACCTGCCTCAGGAGCCAGTGCTGGATGAAAGCAAAACGGTGCGCGAAACCATTGAAGAAGCAGTGGGCGAAGTAAAACGTGCACTGAGCCGCCTGGATGAAGTATACGCTGAGTATGCAATGGAAGACGCCGACTTCGACGCCCTTGCTAAAGAGCAAGGCGAACTCGAAGCCATCATTCAGGCACACGATGGTCATAACCTGGATAACGCACTGGAGCGTGCCGCTGATGCACTGCGCCTACCAGAATGGGATGCTAAAATTGAGCACCTGTCAGGGGGTGAACGTCGCCGGGTTGCAATCTGTCGCTTGTTACTTGAAAAACCAGACATGTTGTTACTGGACGAGCCAACCAACCACCTGGATGCTGAGTCAGTGGCCTGGTTAGAACGTTTCTTACATGATTACGAAGGCACTGTCGTTGCCATTACCCACGACCGTTACTTCCTTGATAATGTGGCGGGCTGGATCCTGGAACTAGACCGTGGCCACGGTATTCCGTGGAAGGTAACTACTCTTCATGGCTGGAGCAAAAGATGCCCGTCTGAAACAGGAAGAGAAATCTGAAAAAGCACGTCAGAAGTCTATCGAGAAAGAACTTGAGTGGGTACGTTCGAACCCGAAAGGTCGTCAGGCAAAATCAAAAGCACGTATGGCACAGTTCAGCGAACTTCAGCAGTCCGATTACCAAAAACGTAACGAGACCAATGAACTGTTCATCCCACCTGGGCCTCGCCTGGGCGACCAGGTAATTGAAGTCAATAACCTGACCAAAAGCTTTGGTGATCGCGTCCTGATTGACAACTTAAGCTTCTCAGTACCTAAAGGCGCTATCGTCGGTATTATCGGCGCCAACGGCGCAGGTAAATCAACCCTGTTCAGAATGCTCAGTGGTCAACACCAACCGGACAGCGGCGACATTGTACTGGGTGAAACCGTAGAGCTGGCAACCGTTGAGCAGTTCCGCGATGACATGGACGGCAACAACACTGTATTCCAGGAAGTCTCTGATGGCCAGGACATCCTTAAAATTGGCAACTTTGAAGTGCCCAGCCGTGCTTATGTTGGCCGCTTTAACTTCAAAGGCAACGACCAGCAGAAATTTGTCAAAGAACTCTCAGGGGGTGAACGCAACCGTTTGCATCTGGCCAAGCTGCTTAAGGCCGGTGGTAACGTGATCCTGCTGGATGAGCCCACCAACGACCTGGACGTAGAAACCCTGCGAGCACTGGAAAACGCGATTCTGGAATTCCCGGGCTGCGTTATGTGTATCTCGCACGACCGTTGGTTCCTCGACCGTATCGCAACCCATATTCTGGATTACCGTGACGAAGGTCAGGTGAACTTCTTCGATGGCAACTACACAGAATATGAAGAGTGGCTGAAAAAGACCTATGGTGCCGAGGCCGCAGAACCTAAGCGCATCAAGTATAAGAAAATTGGTTAATCGCCAATCATGCCAGATATGAGCCCTGATTTTCAGGGCTTTTTTATGCCTAGTCAAAACTGGAATGGGTACCAATCTGCTCAACTAAGTGTGTTATTTTAAGGCGAGAAAAGCGTGTCATTAACCTGATAAAAGTGTTGCGGTTTAGGTACCTAAATAAGAAATTTTTAACGCCGTTAGTGCCAAATTTGCTTTTGTAAATTGAACAAGTAGTCAGTGACATTGGTATTAGTGGAGACTGAGGCAAAAACTAGCTAAGCTATAGATAAACAAGCTAAGAGAATACTGATGAAAGAACGTAGACGATTTTCACGCGTACTGTTTTCTAATCCGGCGGTACTGATGACGGCCAGTGGCGATTACAAGTGCGAAGTCATCGACCTGTCGCTCAATGGCGCTTTGGTGACTTTACC